GCACCTTGAAAATATATCCCATTACTTTTTACCTCCTTTCTTGACTTTCTTTTTCTTTGTTCCTTTGGGCTTCATTGATCCGTAGTGTGAAGGCATGACAATAAAAGTAGCTGTCTTTATCTTACTTCTTTTTACGTTTTTTAGCAGTTGATAAAGCTATTGCCTGTGCTTGTTTTAAAGTTTTGCCTTCTTTCATCAGCAAACGTATGTTGCCAGAAATAGTCTTTTGTGACTTACCTTTCTTAAGTGGCATTATTTAAAAAACTTTCCAGCATTAATGTCTTTGACAAAAGAATCCATATCTTTTGCCTTAAAAGCTTCTCTTAAAAATTCTTCCTGATACGCAATAGGGACATTCATGGTATTCATTAACTTACCAAGCCGCCTAGATATATCAGGCTTATCAATGTTCATAAGCCTATAGTATCACTTACTATTATAGCTGATCTGTTGAGTATTACCCAATAATCCATAGTTCTTCTTGTAATAACTCCTGTGACTTCGTCCATTTCAGTCAATGGTAATGGTATTTGGTATGCGTCTATTCCAAGTGCAGTGCAAGCTTCTCCTACTGAATCGTATTTCAAACCAGTCAATTTTTCTGCTTTTGCAATAGTTTCTTTTCGCCATGTTAAAAAGTTTTCTGTGTACCAGTCACCATCGGGGCCAGCATGAAACTGACTCTTGCGTGTAGTTTTTACACTAGAACCAGCTTTCCATGTTTTGACATTTGCATCTTTTCTTAATGCAAAAGCTGTGACTCTTTTATTTATTTGACCCTTAGAGAGTTTTATATTGAACTCTGGATCTTCACCCGCATATTCTTTCGCAATAGCCAAAGCATCATTATTAGCTTTGTTTACTATAGATTTTGGGCCATTGATATTTCTAGCGGCTGCATAAGTTCCGTTGCCATAGATTCCCTCACCAGCATAGTGATCTGAGACTTTTTTACCAACTCCCTTAAATTGATTTGCAAACTTTTCATCAGTTACACCTCTATAAATAATTAAATTTTCTCCATCAGCAGCCTTAACAACATCTGTCCTTTTTTTTAATTCATCAATATTTTTGACTCTTGTAGGTTTTTTATTGTAAGTTTTTTGTCTCCAATAAAGATAGTCAAGCTTCGTGCCAGTTGTAAACACTCTTTCTGAATCTCTCATATCAAAAGGTGTCAAACCCTGTTTTAATCTTTCAATTTGTCTGTCGTATGTCCCAAGATCATAAGATGTAATTTTTTCACCTTTTGCCTTAAATTTATCAATTAAATGTTTTTTATATGCTTCTAAGTTTGCAATCATATCTTTGTTGCTTAGTTTTTCAATCGGTTTTGATTTAACAAAGTCAGTTGCTTTAGCAGTTCCTACAACCGCTTTAGGTTTGGGCTTCGGTTTTATATTTGTAGGCTTACCATATATCCTCTGTAAATCCTTCAGACTTCTTTCACTGTCATCATCACGAACAAGTTTCTTTATTGCCTTCTGTCCAGAGCCTTCCTTCTTTGCAAGACGCTTGAAATAATTTACTTTTTTTTCATTACCTAAAGTCTTAACCTGTAGCTTTTTATCTTGCTTCAATAACCACTCACCGTAAGTAGTGTCTTGTGGAACTCTGCCTGTTGCACTTGGTCTAGTGACAACCTTGCCTACTGGTGGCGGCTTTAAATCCTCAAAACCTTTTCTTTTACTTAGTCCCTCATAATCAACAATAGGAACTGTAGTAGATCGGCAGTTGAAATGCTGTGGAGGTGTAGGGCCTCTGTTATACGCAAAAGTCTTACCATCTAAGTCCCTGCAAACTGCACTTGTTCTGCTATCAAGCGTTGCGACATATTGATATTTTGGTGCAACCTTACTGTTTGCTGCATAAACAGCCTGTGATGCTTGGTTCTGGACTTGGTTTACAGATGTTCTAACAATAGTTCTTATTTGATGATTTGCAAGCTTAGTAAGTTCACCACCAGCCAAAGCTTTCTGTCTAGATGACAAAGCCTTCTGTCCAAACTCCAAAGTCCCTGCCATGCGTCTTGCTATTTCTGCACTTGACTCTCCACTAAAAACTCCTTGACGTATGTGTCTTGATAGTTTGTCTTTTTGATTTTCAGCTATTCCTCTAAATGCTTTTTCTACTGTTACTCCATTTGGTAGGGTCTGCATTGCACCTTGCCTTGCAGTTAACTCAAACTTGCCCTGTCCAAACTTTTTGAAATCATCTTCTGTAAACTCTTTGCTGGTAAATATATTTGTTTTTGTTGGATCTGTTTTTACAAAAGACTCTGCATATTTTGGGCTGACTGCTACTGAGTTAATGGGGATATTTCCTGATTTTACTACTTTTTTTAGTTCATTCTCTATAAAGCCAGCTTGTACATCTGCTAAACCTTCTATCTCTTTTATCATCTTTCTTGTTGTCAGCATTGACCATGTATCAAGGCTTTTTGTCGATTGTCTAATTATTGCCCTGAGTCTCTTTCTTGTTTCTGGTGCAATAACAACCCCAGCATCTGCCTTTGCCTGTCTTATATTTAGTTGCTTTAACTTCTTTGCGGCCTCAAGAATTATGTCATTATACGTTGTCTGAAATTCTGTAGCTACAGCATTACTATATCTATTTAAATCAATAGTCTCCCTAAAAAATACCTCTGGAATACTCATCTATCATTCTTCTCCCTCTTCCTCCTCCTC